ATGCCGGGCAACCGCCCGCATTATGGGCGTTGGCCTCAACACGATTTTACGTCACTTAAAAAACTCAGGCCGCAGTCGGTAACCTCGCGCATACAGCCGGGCAGTGACGTCATCGTCTGCGCGGAAATGGACGAACAGTGGGGCTATGTCGGGGCTAAATCGCGCCAGCGCTGGCTGTTTTACGCGTATGACAGGCTCCGGAAGACGGTTGTTGCGCACGTATTCGGTGAACGCACTATGGCGACGCTGGGGCGTCTTATGAGCCTGCTGTCACCCTTTGACGTGGTGATATGGATGACGGATGGCTGGCCGCTGTATGAATCCCGCCTGAAGGGAAAGCTGCACGTAATCAGCAAGCGATATACGCAGCGAATTGAGCGGCATAACCTGAATCTGAGGCAGCACCTGGCACGGCTGGGACGGAAGTCGCTGTCGTTCTCAAAATCGGTGGAGCTGCATGACAAAGTCATCGGGCATTATCTGAACATAAAACACTATCAATAAGTTGGAGTCATTACCTAAAATTGCGTAGAGATATTGTTTTTATCATTTTGAGCACCTATACAGATCAATGAGTGGTATGAGACTTAATATTACCCAAGCATATAGATTTTCTTGATGAGATCAAGATAGGAGCAGTTTTAAAGATCTAAGTACAGCTACATGATTTTAAAGGAATCTTAGAGAAAATGCGGTATGAGTCTCTTGTTCGTTTAAACCCAGTGCTCCAGATGGCTGAACTTCAAGAATCAGCGTCAACAAGCCACCTTCCGCAACATTAAACCATAATCAAATCATATGCTTATAACTTCATAAAATCATTATTTTCATTGTCTCGTACTTTCGAGACGGCTTACCGTTTGAAACAAGCCTTACCTACCGTAGCTTTAATTAGCTGCTTCTTTTGTGGATTTGGTTATGTGTCAGTCATGCAAATTTAAAATCCGGTGAGTATTGTCGTTCTTCCCGGTACGCTGGATTATAATTGGCTTGGCGTCTCTCAACGCCAAAATCTTGCTAACTGAGATTTGCGTTACGTTCCATTTGAAGATGAAAATGCCGTGTGGCCACAACACCATAATGCTCAGCGAAACCGGCAAGCAGTTCGTCGCGCCACCTGTCTTTGTTCAGGTTTCCATATTTCTTACCCTGCCAGCCTTTCGGTTCCAACCTTTTGAGGTGAGGCGTGTCGAACCCAACGACGCCAAACGAACCATCAGCAAAAGGCCGATTGGGCAAGTCAACAACCATGTCAGGGTTAATCACCAGCTGGCGACCGTCACAGCGTTCGAACTGCTCAGCGCGAACTCTGTGAATAAGGCGCGAGGAACTGTCTTGTCGAACCAGAAAATGCGGGAGCCGCGGCACATGTCCAAAACGGTTTGCTAAGACATATCAGCCCTCCCCTTTGATGCGGATGCCAGCGGAGCAAATAGCGCCAACCACCTGGTCACTATCAAAGTGGTCACCCAACTTATGCTTAATGCGCTCACCGGCTGCGTTGATGTCATACTGCGTGGGCAGCTCCACCTCCCGCGCTTCCAGTTCAGCGATCCGCTTGTCTTTGGCTTCCAGCGCCTTAACCAGTTCATCAACAGTCCCAGCAGCCTGACGGGCGTATTCAGTGATAACCAGCTCGTGCTCAATCTCAGTGCCGTTCTCACTGGTTGACGTGATGGCAAAATAATCCGAGTCGACTTCGTTATCAGCCAAATGGCGGAGCGTATCCACTACCAGCTGGCCATTTTGGATCAGCAGTTCTTGCGCCTGTTTGTTGGTCATTGGGCTGCTCCTTCTGTCCTTGCTGGGATGAAACGCGATGGTGACCAGTCGCAATAGGTATCCGTTTCGGTGTGGCCAAACATGGCTTTACAGCGCCGGATGTGATGGCAGTTGCCGCAACGTGAACCTTTTGGCAAACGCATTTTGTCCGGGTCGGCTGGGTCATAATTCAGCACTTTGATGGCGTCGCTCATGCTGATGCCCCTTCGCGCTGCGCAGAGATAGATTTATGCTCGTCGATAATTTCAGATGCCTCAGCGAACGCCAGGCCGTCCAGGGTGATAACGCCCGTGTCACTAATTCCGGCCAGGCTTACCAGCTCCAGGAGGCGGCGAGCTTTTTTCACGCTAATTTCTGGCGCGATTACGCTGCGGGTAACTTTTTTCTTGCCCAGGGCGGCAGCGGCGGCTTTATCCTGCTGCAGAACCTCGCCAGCTTTTTCTCCGTGCTCTTTCACGCGATCGACAGCGACGTCAACGGAAACGGCACCGGATTTAACTTCCTGCTGTACGTCGTGATTGGCGGTGCTGAGTGTCAGCAGCTTTTCTACGGTTGGAATCGATTTATTCACCAGCCTCGCAATTTCGGCGGTGGTGAGGTTGAACGTGGTAGCCAGTTCCTGAATAACTCCGGCCTGCTCAACTACTGAGAGCGGCAGCTGGTTATTGCTGGTCATAATGCGTGCCAGGCGCTGCACGTCGTTACCCACGAACGGCATGACATGGATGCGATCTACCGGCTTGCCTGCTTCAAGGCAGCGCGTGTAGCCACGGTGGCGGCGGTGCCCCTCAACAATCCACACTCCGCCCTCATCACGGGCAATCACTTCCAATGGTGGAACCGTGCCGCCGTTCATGAGGTACTGGAAAAGGTCATCATCGGCCTGCCGGGTGCGCTCGTCGTCCTCGCGTTTGTTGAAGCCCTCGCGGACATGAATGTCGGCCAGACTGATAAACATCCCCGTGTCGGTGCGCTTGATAACGCCACCTTTGATCATCTGCTTGAATGAGTTAGCCACTTATTTTTCTCCCTTTACCAGTTCATTCCATTTTTTAAACAGCAGTTCGCGAGCTTTTTCTTTCGAACCAGGCGCGTATGCCGTACCGATGCTGTGATGGCCTACGCAGCGGATCTCCGCCCTGCCCGACCAGCGCCCCTCCCTGGCAAAATACTCAACCGTTTTTCCGCAGGTAGGGCATTTTGGTAAATTGATCATTGCGCAGCCCCGTAAAACGCCAGAACGCGGCGCATTGCCGGACTTTTTCGGCACTCTGTACAAATCACATTGCGTGACGCGTCGTAGGGCAGCATAAATTCCGGCGCTTCGGTTTTTTCTTCGGCGATCTGGCGTGCTTTCCCCATTTCTTCACGCCAGGCCCGGTATGCGTTTTCATTTAAAAAAGCTCCGTGCTTAGGCGTGCGGTACAAACCGCCCAGGCTCACCGCGGCATTGAAATAGCGCTGCGCTGTACGGCGAGAAACATCACCGAATGCTGCTGCTTCATCGAGCGTCAGACGACCGCGCTCAAGAACCAGATTTAGAATTTTTTCCGGCAGGTCGGTTTTAAGTTTGTTGGCCATAAAATTTCCCCTTGTTGAATCTTTAATTAATTACCCGGAAGCCTGTGAAGTCCCCCGCTCTATAATCGGTGTTTTCGTAACTCGACTGATGCACACCCTGGCCGTCAGTAAGGCTGTGGGCGCACAATTTAAGCGTCAGTTCGTCCCACTTTTCGCGCAGCTTGCCGGGGCTTAGAACATTACGGCACCAGAACGGATCAGCCTGAACGCGTTTAAACAGGTCGCAGATTTGGCGATGGGTTCGCCCGTCGATTGTGCGCATCAGCCGGATTTCGTTTGCCCAAGCGTTCCAGTTCGGTTCTTTCGGGCGTGCCACCTCCCCGTCAGTCTCTGCAGCTTTTTCGTAAAGGTGGCGGATACGGCCAAAAATCCATTCAGCGCACTTGTGGTCTTCAGGCGTCCCCCACTTCCCTTTCGGTGAGGCGTTTTTTTGTTCAATGGATTCGCCGTCTGGGGATTCGCCAGAATTCCCGGACGAAGAGATCTGTTTTAATGATGGATCTGTAGTTACTGACGGATCGTGTCCAGATTCTGAACCCTCAGAACCCCGTTTTTCGCCGTTTTCTGGACGTTCAGAACCTGAACATTCAGAATCTGAACGTCCAGAATTTGAAGGTTCAGGTATTGGACGTTCAGAAACTGAACCCTGATAACTTGCAGCGGCCTGACGCATTTTTTCGGCATTCAGGGTGTACAGGTTGGTGGCACTGCGCTGCCCTTTACGGCGCTCTGTTCGTGTCAGCCAGCCGTCTTTTTCCAGCTGCGTTATCGCTGTTATGACAGTGCTACGCCCCGCACCCAGCTGGCGCGCAATCGTATCGACTGAGGGCCAGCAAACGCCCTCATCACTACTGAAATCAGCGAGCCGTGCCATGATCAACAATTTGATGCCCTTCACGCCGTGGGCGGCGCAGCCATCCCACACCCAGGCGGATAATTTCACGCTCACAACTGGACCTCACTAAACTTTCGCTCAAACTCTTTACAGCTCAGTTCGCACACGCCCGAATACCCCTGTCGCAAGAAAGTCACACAGGTATGCGTCCGGCTGACCAGAGTTACCTCACGTCCGCGAACGTCCTGGAATTTCTGGCCTGGCCGATATTCAGCGCCACGATCTGCAGGTGCGTTTGCCGCGTTACGCTGGAGAACGCTCTTCATGCGATTTAACAGCTCCTGTTTTTTGAGCATGGCGACCACCGTCTTAATGAAATTTGGGGGATTCGGTTAGGGTGCTGGCCTGCAACTGCCGGTAAAGCGCATCAACCGCTTCATCGTGGGCATCAATGGCCTGAGCCAGTGCATCCTGGGCGGCCAGTAATGCGCGGCGCTCCAGAGTGTCGTAAATGCTCAGGCGGTGGCGGATGCCCCGCGGCAAAACGGCCAGAATGGCTGGCAGCAGCATGCGGATCTTATTTCGGCGCTGTGCGGTTCTGCCGTCTAACCAGCGGTGGAAGATGTTTTGCTGGTTGTTCCAGGTATTCCCGGCCACCAGCGGAAGCGAGCCGCCACCCTGACGTAAATATTCAGCAGTGATCATCTCTGCTGCGTGGGCCTGTCCCACCTCTGCAGCCCAGGCCAACAGGACGCATTCGAGGTGTTCGTGTTTGATTTCCATTAATCAGATTCCTTCTGAGTTTTGGCGGTATCTTCCGGGATGCCGCTGGTTGGGTTTGGGTGCAGATCGGGGCGCAGTTCGTGTGGAGTGACAGCCCAGCCGCCCAGCTCACAAAGACGGATAACCCGCTCGCTGGGGACTTTGTTTTTGTGAATCCAGTTGGCGACAGACTGTGAAGATCTAAATTCGAAAAGACGAGATACCTCAGAGACGTTTCCGATCGTCCTTACGGCTTTCTCAGTGATGTTTTTATAGACTTTAATCATGATGCTCTCCCATTGACTGGAAGTAGCATAATACTACTTATAGTAGGGTTGCAACTACAAAAAATAGAAATGACTATTACGGAGCCGTGTATTACTTTCCTACCTATGATAGAAAAAAACAGTAAACACCATGAGTTCGCGGAACGCTTAAATGCTGAAATGGGCAGAAATCGTCTGTCTGTTAAGGACTTAAGTCAGGCTTGCGACGTCACATATGAGATGGCCCGACGCTATACGCTCGGGACAGCGAAACCGCGTGACGAAAAAATAGAACGGATAGCGAAGTGGTTAGGCGTCGAAGCGTCATGGCTTGAGTACGGCGACAGCTCTGCTCAGTCAAACCCACCGACAACCAGCTCCACATCTACTACTCAGCCCCAGACGGAGCGCATGGTTGGCGTGGATGACTTCACCTCACTAAGTGATGATGAAATGCGCCTGCTGCGTGTATTCCGGCAGTTCCCGTACATCGAAGCGCGGAACATGCTTCTTTCATTTGAGGATCGATACCGGAAGTTGCAGGAGTTCTACGGCAAAAAGTAGCCCTTATATTCCCCGCCACCACCAGCGTAACCGGCTTTTTGCCGGTTTTTTTACGTCCAACAAACCTACCTCAAGTTGCAATTTGTGCGAATATTTCTACTTTTAGTATTGCATAATCTACTTTGTGTAGTATCCTCATCCCATCTTAAGCACATCGGTGCGACAGGTAAACGTTCCGCGGCCCGGCGATAAGGGCAAAAAAAAGCGCCCTACCGGACGCTTCGCTCTTTAACAATCTGGATATCCTCATAAAGAAGATTTAAAGGAGGCAACATGCATACTAAATCACCAGTAACAATTACCAGTTCACTTTCTCAGGAGGAACTGCTCGATTATCTGAAGTTTAAGTTAAGCGCCAACAAGCAGTTAAAAATGGCGCTTACTGAACGAGAATCACTCCAGCTCCAACTGCAGGCAGTAGACGCCCGTATTGATGAGCTTACCAGTTCCGCTGCTTTGGAATTGATAAGTGAAGGTCAGGATCCCACTCATCATCCTTGATTTCAGGAAAGGTTTTTTTGGAGTTAAGAACATTATAATTTTGAAGAATCAACCTGGCGGATTCAGGAAGATTAGCCGGTGTCATTTCTTCCTGAAGCAAAATTACGATGTCTCGCAGGTTCAGTGAGCGAATGTCACTTAAAGGCCACTTATATTTTTGCAGTAAGAAATGATCAAGTGCGTCTCTTCCGTTAAGCGGGCTAAAGTGAGTCCCGTATTTTGCTCGATGAAGATCAAGCACTACTTCCAGTGAAAAAAGTAGCGCCGTCCTATTCCGCATTTGATCATGCTCCGGTTGCTTGATTAAACCATAGATATCAACACCGTGATATTCGCTGACCTTTCTTTGGACTTGCTCAAAATAGTCTTCATTGATAACAGACATAAAAAAATTCCTTCTTTGTGTTGGGGATATCCAGATTAACCGATTCTTGGTTGTTGGGGAATAGCCAGAACCACCGAGCCTGATGTGGGAAAAAGACAGGCAATCATCAAATGTATTCATTAATGCTTATCAATAAATATTGTTAATGCGTTAAGCCATTAAAAGGAATGAAGGCAAATTATGCATACCGTTAACACGACCGAACTGAACGCAGTGCTGGCCGCCCTGCTAACCAAGCAGGCCATTGCTGAATTTATTAATGACCAAAAAATGCTGGACGAAGTTCGTGTGGCTAAATCTTTAATTATCGTGGAGGTGTGTCACCGTGACCCCGTCATTCGCGCTCGCTTTAACGATTTGCTTCAACGGCACTGACTGCACTGAGGCGATCAAAGACGTTTATGCCTCGGAAGCCCAATGCAACCAGGCCATTTATGAGGAGCGTATTTTTAACGCTAATTGTTATTTAGTTCAGCCAGATTTTCACGAATCTATTATTAAGGTGAGTTCTGGCTCGAATTAAATTAATTCTCTCTCGCTCTAATAAGCGATATATAAAATGGAACAGAAATTTTGTGCGCATTGTTTAAAGCGCAGGGATTTGTGCGACCTAAACGCACGGGATATTAAACGTTATAAGAGGTTTGAAACTCTTCATTTTTGCAAAGACTCGGACTGTTATCTGAAATACGTAAAGGCCCGACAGTCTCTCTCGCAAATTAAAAGAGTTCAAAACAACATCCGGAATTATTCACGCAAACATTATTGAGGTTTTTATGTCTGTAGAACTGAAAGTATATGGCGGTGCTTTATTTGCAAAAGATAAGGCACTCAAAGAAAACCCTGAATTAAAAAACCTAGTCCTTTTCATTAACGCGCCAAATAAAAGCGCGGCGGAAGCCATTATTGCGGGTAAATTAGCCGAGCACTATCCTGCTAATATGGGCGATTATTTCAAGGCCAAGGTGTGGGAGCATCGTGAGGAGTTGCCAGCCGTCGAACCTGGCGCTTTTTGCACTGACTTTTTTGAAACGCTGGCGGCATGGAATGCCAGTGCTAACGAACCGGCTGCAATGCCGCAGCAGGAGCAGGAGCAGGAGCAGGAGCAGGAGCAGGAGCAGGAGCAGGAGCAGGAGCAGGAGCAGGAAGAGAATACAGCAGCAGAAGAGTTGAAAAAGGTTAGCAAACTGGATCAGCATTCACGCGCCGCATGCCTGGCTCTTTTCGGCCCAGTTGCGGAGATCAATAAAGCTCAATATAACAAGGTTATCGACCTCCTCAACATCGACAATGGGAGCTTCCAGTATCAGCTGGCCCAGGCATTTATCAAGGAACCCCGCGCCCTGGCACTTAGCGTAGAACGCCAGGAGGAGATGCTGGCCTGGATACGTGAAACGATGCTGGTCTCCACCCTGTGCCCTGATATTAAAAAGGCGCTTTCAAAGTGGATTGACACCCCAGCCGGTAAACGCGAGACCGTCAGCAATGATCATGTCGGGCAGGATAAAAAGGCCCTGCTTAGATACAACATAGCCCTCGGCATTATCGCCCGTTCAATGGACTTTGATATTTCCAACACACCGCGGGGAATTGTGCAGCGCGCCAACGACCTGCTTTCTGATAAAAATGAAACCAGGCTTGACGGCTGGTTCCTGCAGCTTTCACGCACGCCTGGCGTTTATGATTTCCACGCGGCAGTCATCATCGCGATGATCAAAACAAGCGAAGAAAATATTCAGAGCTTCCCAGGCGAAATCCGTAAACACATCGATAAAACCATCGCAGCCCTGAATTGCTCCGCCCCGGACTCGCTGATCATGGATATTGCCTGCGGCCGTACATCATTACCCATTCCGCATATTGTTGAGGCCAACACAAATGATGAAACCCAACCGCCTGTATCGAGCGAAGCTTTGCCACCTGCACGCAGCCAGAAAAGCGATGCTGAACTCAACGCAGAAATCGATCGTGCAATGGCAGACCAGCAAATCAGCGAGCAACTGGCCGCTGAACGTGGCGAATTTGTACCGGGCATCAGCGCCCCCGCAGATCCAAGCTGGGTGGACGGAAGCGCACAGCCAAACATCGAATGTCATGGCAATGGCTTGTACTCTATCGAGGCGTTGACCTGCAAAAAGATTTCACAAAAAGAGCCGCCAGTTGAAGATGATCGCTGCGAGCTGCATCCGCGTGAAATTGAGATTGCTCATGCGCTTAACTACCTGATTTCTGGCCGCACTAACATCATGTCAAAAAATGAGGCAGAGGATGCTGTCGCAGGCACGGGGCATATTGTCGGCAAGGTCATCCCGCTTCTGATTACCGATCTCACGACTGTGGAGTTATGCCTTTCGCCCGATTTTACCGACGAAGAAATCCACGACGTGGCCACCACATTACTGGATGAATGGTCCGATGATTGTTATGCGCGTCAGAAAATCGCCAGCGATGCGATCGTTGAGTATCGCAGGCCTTTTCCTCCAAAACCGATCAGTATTAAGCCCGAGAAACTACCGACTCCAGAAAAAAATGCTGCGTCCGTGGATAGCACCCTTACCTACCGCCAGCAACTCACCATTGCCGCCCTGCAGGGGTTGTGCGCCAACCCGGCATGCCGCGGAGACTTCGACCGATTGCCAGATATGGCGAGCGCGCTGGCCGATGGAATAATTAATCAGGACTTTATGCGATGAACGAGCATATTAATTTGCAGCGCGTAATCCGATCCCTGCAGTGGTGCGGCCGGTCAGGAGCCAGAGATATCGCTTACCGAATCGGCATGACTAATCAGGAAGTAATCGGCCTCCTGCTGGAACTGGAAAAGATGAATAAAGTGGAGCAGGCCAACGGCTATTGGTGGCTGTATGTAGCGCCTGTGGAACCAGTTAAGAAGTTGGCGCGGTACAAGCGCTGTGCTGCGTTCTGATTATCCCTAATCAACTTAAAAAACGCCGCTACGCTATAGTTGCGGCGTTACGGAGTGAAAAGTGGCACAGGTGATTTTTACCGAAGAGTGGGTTGTAGCAGAGAGGCTGACGGCGAAGACTGGTTTATCCGAAAGACAAATAAAAAGTTATCGACTTAATTTATGGATTGAAGGTGTTCATTTCAAGCACCTGACTGCGCTCGGGGAAACTGATAACTCAAAAGGTCTACTCTGGTACAACCTTCCAAAAATTAATCAATTAGTACAGGAAGCATGAAAGTGAAATACCCAACCGGCGTTGAGTTGCATAACGGCAAAATCAGGATCACGTTTATTTATCGTGGCGTTCGCTGCCGTGAAACCCTGCGCGGTTGGGTAGTTTCAAGCGGGAATATCAAAAAGGCGGGAAATTTACGAGCGCTCATCGTAAGCGAAATTCAGATGGGAACTTTTAATTACGGTGAACGGTTCCCGGAATCAAAAGCGTTAAAGAAATTTAACACGACCAAAAAAGTCACCACCTTTAGAGAGTTGTGTGATTTTTTTACAGATACCAAGGCATTGGAAGTATCTGGCGCAACGTTGATTTCAACTATATCAGTTGTAAATACGCTTAAACGGATCGTGGGAGAAGATACCCGCCTGGCGGATATCCAGCATGCCGACATCCTCCATTATCGAAAGGAGTTGCTTACAGGAACAATCATTAACCCGGCTACGCCGAATTTTGCCAGGCAAGGCCGTGCGCCCTCAACAGTTAATAAACAGATGGCAGTTTTATCAGAAATGCTTAAGCTCGCGAGCCGAAGCCAGTTTATATTACATGCGCCTTATGAAGGAGTGTCGAGGCTCAAGTTATCCAAGTCTGATCCTGACCCATTATTACTTCATGAGTACCAGGCTATGATAGCAGCCCTCCCCCGGCAGCTGGCATTGATCATCATTGTTGCGGTTCATACGGGGATGAGGCCAGGGGAAATATGCGCCCTGGCATGGGAGGACATTGATTTGATAAAAGGTGAGATCCACGTATCCAGAAGCCTGACGAATAAGCGGGTATTTGTACCACCCAAAACAGACGCCGGGATAAGAACGATAACACTGCTGAGACCAGCTCTTGAAGCACTGAAGGAGCAATATGAAATCAGCGGTTCCAATCCCAAGCAGGAAATTCGCTTTCACCATCGTGAGATCGGAAAAACTGAGCAGCAAAATCTCCGCTTCGTTTTCACGCCGTCTCCGAGTTCGTCATCAAAGGGTGGTTACATTTCCAAGAACTCGATCGCCTACGGCTGGAGGCGAGGAACTAAACTTGCTGGTATTCGCGAGAGAAATCCGTATCAGTCGCGGCATACATATGCCTGCTGGACATTGATGGCTGGAGCTAACCCGTCATTCATAGCCAGCCAGATGGGCCATGAAGATGCGCGTATGGTGTACGAGGTTTACTCGAAATGGATCGGAGATATGAACCAGGATCAGGTCAACATGCTGAATAATCAGATGCCGACAGCAATGCCCCCAGGACGCCCCAAAGGGTATGGGAGTATGAAAAAAGTTATTTAATTTCATGACGCTGGTTCCAAGTAACATAATCAGCGTTAAACTATTCTGACCATTCATATTAGGGAGAAGCGATGATGCGCGTACTGGTTGTTGAGGATAATGCGTTGCTACGTCATCACCTGAAGGTCCAGCTTCAGGAAATGGGGCATCAGGTGGACGATGCCGAAGATGCAAAAGAAGCCGATTACTATCTCAATGAACACCTGCCCGATATCGCCATCGTTGACCTGGGTCTGCCCGATGAAGATGGCCTGTCGCTGATCCGCCGCTGGCGCAGCCACGATGTGTCACTACCGGTGCTGGTCCTGACCGCCCGCGAAGGCTGGCAGGATAAGGTTGAAGTCCTGAGTGCCGGGGCGGATGACTACGTCACCAAACCCTTTCATATCGAAGAAGTCGCCGCCCGTATGCAGGCATTGATGCGCCGCAACAGCGGTCTGGCTTCACAGGTGATCTCCATTCCGCCGTTTCAGGTCGATCTCTCCCGCCGGGAACTCGCTATCCATGACGAGGTGATTAAGCTTACCGCCTTTGAATACACCATCATGGAGACGTTGATCCGCAACAGCGGCAAAGTGGTAAGCAAAGATTCGTTGATGCTCCAGCTCTATCCCGACGCGGAGCTGCGTGAAAGCCACACCATTGACGTTCTGATGGGTCGCCTGCGCAAGAAAATACAGGCGCAGTACCCGGAGGATGTCATCACCACCGTGCGCGGTCAGGGCTACCTGTTCGAATTACGCTAA